TATATTCCGTAGATGGTATGTCGATGGTAGAATTTATTATCAAAAGATTATTGATGAAAAGAACCCTAAAAGGGGTATTATAGAATTAAGACAAATTGATCCTCGTAAAATTCGCAAAGTTCGCGAAATTAAAAAAGACAAGGATCAAAAAACAGGTGTAGATTTAATTAAATCAATTGAAGAATTTTTCATCTATAATGAAAAAGGAATTAATTATCAACCGAATTATTCTACATCTACTCCTGGTGCAAATCAAGGGTTAAAGATTTCTTTAGATTCAATTAGTTATATTCCTTCTGGATTGAATGATTCTGAAAAGAATGTGGTACTGAGTTATTTGCATAAAGCAATTAAGCCCGTAAACCAATTAAAGATGATGGAAGATGCTTTAGTAATTTATAGATTATCTAGAGCGCCGGAAAGAAGAATATTTTATATTGACGTTGGCAATTTGCCAAAGTTAAAAGCAGAGCAATATTTAAAAGATATTATGGCTCGCTATCGTAACAAGATTGTTTATGATTCTGCAACAGGCGAAATCAGAGATGATCGTAAATTTATGTCAATGCTTGAAGACTTTTGGTTGCCTCGTAGAGAAGGTGGTCGTGGTACTGAAATTACTACATTACCCGGTGGCGAAAATCTAGGTCAGATTGATGATATTAATTATTTTCAGAATAAATTATATCAGGCATTGAATGTTCCTTTATCAAGAATGCAACCTCAACAAGGTATTTCATTTGGTAGAGCCACAGAGATTACAAGAGACGAATTAAAATTTGCTAAATTTGTAGGAAGACTCCGCAAGAAATTTAGTCAATTATTTAACGATATTTTAAAGACACAATTAATTTTAACCGGTGTAATTACCGAACAAGATTGGGTAGAATTAAAAGAAAATATTCAATATAAATTTGCTCAAGATCAGTATTTTGAGGAAATGAAGGAAGCTGAAAATTTACGTAATCGTATTGATTTAGTAAATCAGATGCAACCTTTTATAGGGACATATTTTAGTAAAGAATATATTATGAAAAGTATATTGCGATTTACTGATGAAGAAATTGAAACAATGGAAGGTCAGATGGGGGCAGAGCCTCCGCCTACAATTGGCGTCGGCGGCCAACCAGTTCAGCCGCCTATAAATAATTAATCGGAGTAAAATTATGGATACATCAGAAGTTATTAGACACATGGTAGACGACATTCTTGCAGATCGCTCGAATGATGCTGTTAACAGATTTAACGATGCCTTGGGATTTAAATTATCTACAGCGTTAGATGATAAAAAACAAGAAATCGCATCCAGTATAGGCAAGGAAAATGAAGAAGTTTAATCAATTAAGAATCGATTTAACAGAAAAAACTCTTACTCCCGCTGAAAAGAAAAAGCGAGAGGAAATTGCTATGGCGATGGAACGTGAGAATCCAGGTATGCCAATGGCTAAAAAGATGGCTATTGCCACAGCAGCTGCTAAAAGAGTTGCTGAAGAAGCCGAACTTGAAGAAGGCATAAAGTCTAAGATAGCAGGTGTAGCTTTATCTGCTCTTGCTGCTCATGGGGCCGCTCATAGTAGAGTAACTCCTGATGGGCAAGGAGGCTTTACTGGAGGCTTAACCCCCTCTCCTACTGTAACAGCTCCTGCAAGCGCCCCAGCTGCTGCGGCTCCTATAGGATTCTCTAGAGAATACCTGCAGGGGGTTGTAGATGGAAAACACCCTAGACCATTATTGAGTAAAGAAAAAGCCGCCGAGCATCTTAAAAATATGAAAGAAGATACAGAACAAGTTGACGAATTAAAATCATCTACATTGGACTCTTATATTACTAAAGTTGCAACAGGTCCATCCAGGGGCAATAAAAACATAAAAGCGATTGGTGGCGTAACAACTGCTATTCGTAAAAAAGCTGAAAACAATAATCCTCCGTTTGATCCAGATCCACCTAAAGAGAATCCTTCTGCGGTTGCTGGTAAATATGGAATCGGCCCTAGCATTGCTGCACATCTTGCTAAAAAGGGTATGAAAAATGTTTTGAATAAAGTTGAAGTTGATGAAGAAGTTAAGACTACTTATGAAGATCCTCTTGTGGTTGTAAAAGATTCTGAAGGTAATATTCTTACACATGCTAATCGGTCTGTTGCCGGTGATATTCATGGGATAAATGTTTCACATCACACTATTCATACAGGTATGCCAGTAGAAGTAGTTGACCGTGATGGTAAAAAGTTGACAGTTCAAAAATCTATGCATCATGATTCAGAAGTAGCCAAAGACAGTGCTTCAGCAGTTAAAGAAGCTAAAGAAAAAACAGAATATGATTACGAAGGCGACATGGCTCGCAGTCAACTACAGAGTATTGTCATGAATGCCCAAAAAGTACATGATATGTTAAAAGACAATGATAATCTTCCTGAGTGGGTTCAATCAAAAATTACTCTTGCCGAAGATTATATTTTAACCGTTTCAAATTATATGGCAACTGAAATTGATGAACAGACGAATAAAGAATATACACACAAGGTTGTTAACAGAAGAGGCGATATTGTTGGTAAATATACCTCTTTGAAAACTGCAACTCGAGCAGCGGATAAAAAAGATAACGCATACGGCGGATATGCACACCAAGTTCGTCGAATTGATGAAAAAACTATTGAGGAAGCATCCTACACATTTGAGCCCGCTACACACAAACCTACTGTTAAAAATTCTAAAGGACATAGTTTTGAAGGCAATACATATAATGCTAAGGGCCTAAAAGGTGCAAGCATTTACAAAAATAAAGATACTGGTAAGTATTATGCTAATAAAATAGATGCGAATACTACATTTCACAGTAGCGCTGAAGACGCTGCTGAAAAGTACCATAATAAAGCAAAATAATAAGAGGATAAAATGCCGGTAACAACAACAATTCTTAAGAATGTTAGACAACAAGCAGTTGTTAAATTTATTGGTAGCGGAGTAGCTAACATAGATTTACGTGCGGATTTAACACAGCCTGAAGAAACATTCCTTGGTTTCCCTAATGTAAATGTGACAATTAAAACTGCTATGTGGAGTACAACTGATGCAACAGCTTCTCCTATTGTAGTTCAACGCAGCGTTAGTGCTAACGTTGCAACAAATGTAATGATACTATATGGTACAGCGGATTGGGAATTGGATCAAGGCGCAGGATTTGTAGATAATGTTGGTTCTAATTCAAATGTAACAGTAATTTTACCAGCTGCTGGCGCAATGTTATACCTTGTACTAGGCAAACGAAATGGATACGTCGGCCCAGATTTACAGACTGCCAATAATTAATACGGAGAATTAAAATGAGATTAATTACAGAAGTCGCACACGATATTAATTATATTGTAGAAGACAAAAAAACAGGCGGTAAGAATGTCTTTATTGAAGGCATTTTTATGCAAACAGAAGTACCTAACCGTAATGGTCGTTTATACAAACGCGACATTATGGAAAAGGAATTAACTCGTTATCAGAAATTGATTGACGAGAAAAGATCGTTGGGTGAATTAGGTCACCCAGCAAATCCAACATTAAATTTGGATAAAGTCTCTCACCTCATTGAAAGCCTTCGCTTCGACGGCAACAATGTACTCGGTAGAGCAAAGATTTTAGAAACTCCAATGGGCAATATTGCTCGCAGTTTGCTTGATGCCGGCGCAGGTCTTGGCGTTTCTTCTAGAGGTTTGGGTTCACTAAAAATGAACAAAGAGGGTGTTAATGAGGTTCAGGGTGATTTTCATCTTGCAACTGTAGACATCGTAGCAGATCCTTCCGCACATGATGCTTTTGTTCAAGGCATTTATGAGTCTGCAGATTGGATATGTGAAAATGGTCTATGGAAAGCTGTTGATATCGAAAGAGCACAACAAACATTAAAAGGCGCATCTAAGGGACAGTTAGAATCTGTTAAACTAAAGATGTTTGAAGAGTTTATGTCTAGAATGTCTAGATAATCAAACTTATAAATAATTTAAAACAATCCATTTAGGAGACACTAATGTCAGTAGAAAGCAAAATTAAACAATTGCTAGAGCGTGTAGATGCGAAATCTAGCCTAGAAGAAGCAGACGCTATGGGTGCAGCTAAAGGTAAAGATACCTCTATCAAAGCAGCTAATGGCGGCGATGCCTCTTCCCAGAAACAAGG